GTAAACAAAAAAAAACAAATTTAAATTTTGATAAATTATCAGAAATTAATCAACCGTTAGATGTAGCAAAGTTTAAAGGTGGTAATGTAGATCCTAACGATATTGCAGAAAATCTTAATGTAGATATAGGATCACCTGACCATGACAAAATAATTAATATTGTAAATAAATTAAATAATACCCAAAGAGTTGTTGCTAAAACAATGCAAAATCCTAATGAACAAATTAATTGGGAAGACGAAGGTGTTGAACCTAAAGATTGGGCAACAGCATTACTTGCTAATCTAGATCCACCTATTAGAAAAGTTAAATACAATGATTTTGAAAGCGATGCATTTATAACTGCTGTTAATAAAATGGCAGACCAAGATTATTTTCCATCAGAGCTTGACAATGCTTTAGCAGTTAATCCAGGAATGAATTATAAAGATGAAAGTTCTTTAAACAAATTAGCTAACCAATCAAAAATATATCAATACGTTAAAAATTTATTTCCTGATATTGACTATCCAGGTATATATGAACAAGCCATAAATGCAGGTGTTATTGATGAAATTGATAATGGTAATTTTAAAACAGCAACAGACATTTTAAGTAATTTTAATAATAATGATTACATTGAAAGATTAGAAAATATTAGCACTAATGAAAACAATACTTTAAATTTTAGACAGCTAGTTAATAAAAAAGTTGCTTCCCCTAATTTTGTTAAAAAAATGATAGCTAGAGGTGACGGTGAATTAAATAAAAATTTATTTTCAAGTGCAGATCAAACTACTATTTTTGCAGTAGTTCCAAGTAATATAATGCCACCTGTAGCATATGATCAATTAGAAAATTTTTTTTATGAGTCTATGGCTAACATGACAATTGGAAAAGAAATTAATGCTTGGGATGAAAGTAATACAAAATTAGTTGATCAAGCATGGAATATAGCTAGTAGAAAATTAAAACAATCTGGATGGGGTATTGAAAACAATACTTTTGATGGACAACCTAGATTAGTTAAAGAACCTTATGCAGCAACATATGGAGAACCTAACAATGATGATATTTATTCTCATATAAAAAAAGGTTTTATGACTGGAGATAACATAGAAGATAATTTTGGAACAAAAGATTGGAATAATATTAATAAAGATTTATCTAAATATTTTGATAATAAAAATAATGAAAATATAAAAATATCAATTGATAGACAAACATACAATGATGAAAATGGAAAACCTGCATACAAATTAACAATGTGGAGTGGTGATTTAGCTATTCCAATTGAAGGTAATTTTAAACCTGCTGGATGGACAGATTACAGTAAAGCTCCTATTCCTGGACCAATTACTGGAAATATGAATACAGTAATTAATGATACTGTAAATGAAATATATGAAAATTTTCAAAATAGTAAAAATTTAAATACATTTACTAATGACGTAGGTTTAGAAGAAAATGTTGGAGAAAGTTCTAATTCTAGTAAAAGAGCATTATATAGTGTTATTAGAAATGGTATTAAATTAAGCGATTATAGATTTTATCCAGATATTCCAGGATTAGACGATCAACCTAAAGAAGTAAGACCTTTTGCATTTGTTGCAAGAATGATGGGGTTTAAAGGTGATTTAAGAGAAATTCAAACTGAATTATCAACAGCAGCTGAAATAGCTAATAAAAATTTAAGTCAACAAACTAAAATAAATTTAAATAGAAATTTATCAGATTTAGAAAAAGTAACATCAGCTACTGTTCCACCAGAAAAAATGGTTATGAGTGAAAATGCTATGAGTACAAATTTTAAAGATTATGCTTTAAAAAATTATCAAAATACAGAATTAAGATTAACACACAGAACAAATAATTGGGGAGCTGTAAGTTCAAATAATTGGGATGGTGAAATAGATTTAAAATATCAAAGAGATGGAAGAAAGTTTGCTGTATTTACTCATCCTAAAAATAGCATTAGAGCAGCAACAAAAAGTATTTTAAATCATTCTACATTAACAGTTAAATTAAATAAAGTTGACAAAAGATATGGAATAGAACCTACAATAAAAGAAATACTTTCAATGTATGCAGAAGATACAGATTCATATTTAAATGCATTAGACAAGCATACTAATTTTTTACCAGAAGATACAATTAATTTAATGAACGCAAATCAAATGCATCAATTATTAAAATTTATTACACAACATGAAATGGGTTTTGAATATTTTAATGAAAAATTTGGTAAAAAAAATCCATATGTAAACTCAGTTATATTTAGAGGAATAGATGAAGCTATTAATTCATATAATGGTGAATTAGGCAAATTATAATGACAGTTTTTTTTCCAAGACCTATTAATAATAAAGGTATTGATAAAACAAAAGAACCAGTAAAATTTGATTGGTATAAAGATTTTAAAGGTGGATTTGCAAGTGAAAATTTACCATCAATGATTTATCAACATATGTCAGATAATTCTGATTTTATACCAGAAGATAATTATGTTTCTGGAAATGACCCTCAATTAAAAGGATATGAAGATTTTGCTCATTTATTTTATTTAAGTAAAAGTAGTAGAGAAACTGCTGCATTAATTGAAAAATATAAAAAACATCAAGAACTAAACTATTCATCACCTTATCATTACATTGGTAAAATTGTAGGTGCTGCACTAGATCCATCAACAGCATTATTTTTTACTAAATTTGGTAATGCAGCTAAAATTGCTGGAACAGCAATGCTGTCAGAAGAAATATTTAAACAAAATTTAGATCCTATTAGAGATGATAGTTATGTACCTTTAGTTGCTGCATATGGATATACAGTTCCTTTTTTATTAAATAAATTAAGTGCAGCTCCTGGATTAAAAACACAACAAAAAATTAAAGAATTTGATGAAGAATATATAAGTAAAAATAATACTAAATCATCTATTAGTGAAAAAGATATTGGAATAGATGGAACTCTTGTAAATCCAAATAAAACTGATCCAATGCCAAGTGCAGTTGGAGCAAATGTTAATACTCAACCAATAAGACAAACAGCCAAAGAACAAATGTATGGTGAAAAATTTGTAAAATCTAACTTGGGAGTATTTGGTGAAGATGGGCCTTGGACACCAGTATTTAGAACAGTTAATCAAAAAGTATCTTTAACTGCTAAAAAAATGATAGGTGATTTATTAGATACTCCACTATTAAAACTAAAAAATACTAAAGCATGGGGATTTAGTGCAACTGGTAAATCAATAGAAACAGATATGCGTATGATGAGAGTAGGTGAAATTGAATCTCATAAAATGATTAAAGATCAATATTTAACATACGTTCAAAGACAACAAAAAACTACAGGTGCAAATGTACCTAAAACAGATCTTATGATGATGTTTAAAAATAGAGGTAAAACTGCACAATCTCAAGGATGGTTAAATCAAGATCAGTTTGCTAAAGAGATATCTATTGCAAGATTAAATAGTTTTGATCATGCAATTCCAGAAGTAGCAGAAGCTGCAAGAATTACACAAAAAAAAGTTTACGAACCTTTGTTTCAATTAGCTAATGATTTAAAAGTAAGAGAAGCACCAGTTTTATCAGAGCTAAAGTTTTGGCAAAAACAACTTGAAAATTTACTTAAAGATAAACAAACAAGTAAAACATTTAAATCTAAATATGGAGATCCAGATGAAGTTTATCCTATATCAAGAATTAAAAGTAATATTGAAAAATTAACTAATAGATTAAAAAATATTCAAGATGGAAAAGGTGTTAAAGATTATATTAATATTGTTTATATTAAAAATGCTATTGATAAAAATAAAGATCACTTTAGAGGAATTATAGAACGATTTTATAATCGTAAAGGTGTTCAAATTAATAAATCTAAATTAGATCAATTAGTAAAAGATTTATCAAATCATTTTCCTTTTGTTAAACCAAGAAAAGGTGATTACGATGTTAATCAAAGATATGTATTTAAAGATCCAAGATATGCAAGAGCAAACAGATCAAGAGAATTAAATTTAGATAAACAAGCACAAATAGAATTAATTGATGCAGGTATGATTATGTCAGACATATTTGCTTTACAAAAAATTTATTCAAGACAAATGATTCCAGATATTTTACTTACAAAAAAATACGGAGATCCTAATGGGCTAGGTTATAAATTTATAGAAGATGGAGAAATGTCTGGGTTTAATCCTGGTCTTATGTCAGTTGCTAATGAATATAATTTAAAAATAGGTATGGGAAGTAAAGGAAACAGAAATCAACTTCTTAAAAATAGAGATGAAACACTAGCAGATTTAGAAGCAGGAATAGAGCTTATTAAAGGAACATATGGCTTACCTGCAAATCCTCATTCATGGACTTCGGTAGCAATGAGAACAATGAAACATTACAACGCATTAACTATGCTTACTGGTTTTTTTGCAGCAGTACCAGATGTTGCTCGTGTTACTATGACATCTGGAATTAAAAGAGGTTTCAAAACACAATTTGAAATGTTTTCAGATTTTCTTGGAGATGGAAAAGTTTTTAAAATGGGTAAAAAAGAAGCTCAATCTGCTGGTGAAGCAGTTGATATGGTTACAGGTCAAAGAGCTATGTTGTTTGCAGATGTAGGAGATATGTTTGGTTTAGCTAATAAACTTGAAGGAGCAGTAGGTAAAGTATCAGCAGTTAACTTTATGTATATTAACCTTATGTCAAGATGGACAGAATTTGCTAAGTCAATGGCATCAGTTACTATTGGTTCAAGAATTTTAGAAGATTCTATAGCATGGGGTAAAGGTGGTTTATCAGATAAATGGAAAACAGCATTATCATCGTCAGGTATTGATGAACAAATGGCTAGAAGAATAGCCAATGAATTTAATGAACATGGAACTAAAACTAAACATAATTATATGGCTAACACTTCTCAATGGACAGACACACAAGCTGTTGATGCGTTTAGTGCAGCTTTAAATAAAGATATTAATATTACAATTGTTACTCCAGGATTAGGAGATACTCCTAAATGGATGAGTAAAGAATTAGGTTCTACATTTGCTCAGTTTAAAAAATTTGCTATGTCAGCTACACAAAGAATGTTGATGAGAGGTATGCAAGAAAAAGATTTAGATTTTTTATTTGGCTCTATGTTGTTAATGGGATCTGGTATGCTTATAGATGGCATTTATCACAAAACTAGATTTAATAGAGATTATTCTAATTTATCATTAACTCAAAAATTACTTAATGCATTTGACAGATCTGGATTAGCAGGAATTTATACTGACGTTAATAAAGCAATTGAAACATTAACAGATAATAGAATTGGAATATCACCTATGCTTGGTGCAGGTAAACCTTACGGTTCATCTGGTAGATGGAAAGCTGGAACTATAGGTGGGCCATCTGCAGGACAAATTTATAATATTTTTGATATCATGTTTGATGTAGGTGGAAACAAATACAATCACCACACTGCAAAGAATGTGCGTAGGCTTATACCATTTCAGAATGTATGGTATCTCGATTGGTTGTTTGACGACATACAAAAAGGTTTAAAATAATAATGAGCATAACAATATCAGACACTACTCCTAGAGTACAATATACTGCTGCTAATACTCAAACTACATTTGCTGTAGGATTTGAGTTTTTTACTAATGCAGATTTAAAAGTATTTGCAGGAAATACACAATTAACTTATGCAGCAAGTCCAGCTAGTGCATCTCAATATTCGGTAGCAGGAGCAGGTGTTAGTGGAGGTGGATCTATTACTTTAGGTGGAGCATCTACTAACGGAGTAATTTATACTATTTACAGAGATATGGCAGTAGCAAGATCTACTGACTTTCCAACATCTGGTGCATTTCAAATTGGATCATTAAATACAGAATTAGATAAAGTTGTTGCTATGATACAGCAAGTAGAAAGAGATCTTAAATTTTCTCCTCAAGCTGCAGCAACTACATCAAATACATTTGGATTAACTTTTCCTAACCTTTCTGCTAATAAAATATTATCAGTAAACTCAGCAGGTACAGCATTAGAATTTAGTCAAGATATGACAGACGTTTCAGCAGTAGCAGCAATAGCTAGTAATATTGTAACTGTAGGAAACATTGCAAGTAACGTAACTTCAGTTGCAGGAAACGCAACAAATATTAATTTAGTAGCTGGATCAATAGGTTCAGTAAATACAGTAGCTGCAGATATTGCAAAAGTTGTTGCAGTTGCAAATGATTTAGCAGAAGCTGTTTCAGAAGTAGAAACTGTAGCTGATGATTTAAACGAAACAACTTCTGAAATTGAAGTTGTAGCAAATGCTATAACTAATGTTGATATAGTTGGTAATGCAGTTTCTAATGTTAATGCAGTTGCAGGTGCAATAACTAATATTAATAATTTAAACGCAAGTAATGTTATTACAAACATTGGTGTAGTTGCTGGTATTGCTGCAGACGTTACAGCAGTTAAAAACATATCATCTGATATTCAAGCAGTAGAAGATATTAAAGCTAACGTAACAACAGTTGCTGGTATGTCTAGTGCAATTACAACAATAAACAATTCAGCTTCAGCAATTAATGCAGTTAATGCAAATGCAACAAATATTAATACTGTAGCTGCAGCAAACACTAATGTAAATAATGTTGGTAATGCTATAGGAGCAATTAATAATGTTAATACAAATTTAGCGGCAGTTCAAAATTTTGCAGATGTTTATAGAATTTCAAATTCAGCACCGACAAGTAGTCTTAATGTAGGGGATTTATATTTTGACACGACAGCTAATGAATTAAAAGTTTACAAGTCATCTGGTTGGGCAGCAGCAGGTTCTACAGTTAACGGAACTTCTGCAAGATTTAATTATATTGCAACAGCAGGTCAAACAACATTTACTGGTGCAGACACTTTAGGAAACACACTTGCGTATGACGCAGGTTTTGCAGATGTTTACCTAAATGGTGTAAGATTATCAGCTAGTGATATTACAATTACTTCTGGTACTTCTGTA